GCACTAGAGGATCTTCTAGACCTTCCAACTGTTTATCAAATTATCGATGTAGCATCAGGACTTCAAAACTCTGATGCAGGAGCATTGCTTAATTCGCTAAACAAATAAATTAAGGGGGTGCATGGGAATTGGCAGATGTAAACTCTAATATAAATATTAACTTTAATACGGCTGCCGCCCTTGCACAACTTCGTTCGCTCCAGGCAGGCCTTAGCAAGTTTCATCAATCACTTGCTGAAGGCAACCTGGCAGCAGCAAATGCTCAAAAAGGTTTAAATGCACAACTGCTTCAGTCTGTTGGAGCCACAGGAAAATTCTCTGCAAGCCAAGTCAAGGTTGCAGGAAGTACACTAGCATTTACGTCTGCTTTAGAAAAAAATAAACTTTCACTTCGTGAGTACTACAGATATACGATGGCAGCAGCAACTGCCAATACTCGTGTTATGGGTAAGGCGTTTGCACAAGAACGAGAAATTATTAATCGTGCAAGACGAGATAGAGTCAAGGCTTTACAGTCACAATACATTCAAATGAACAAGGCCAATGCTGGCTTTATGGATGCTATTAAGATTATGCCAAAAAGCCTTGCAATGGCTAGTGGAAAATTTACGGAACTTGGAACAAGAATTCAATATGCTGCTCAAAGACAGCAGTTCTTGAATCAATTATTAAAGCAAGGCTCAACACAACTCCTAAACTTTGGTAAGAACACTCAGTGGGCTGGTCGTCAGTTGATGGTTGGTCTTACAATGCCACTTGCTCTATTTGGTGCATCTGCAGCAAAAACATTTAGAGAACTTGAAGCAGAAATTGTAAAGTTTAAGCGTGTCTATGGAAATGCATTTACAAATGATGCAGAAACTGATGCTGCAGTAGAAAACATTAGAAAGTTAGCAAGTGAGTACACAAAGTATGGTGTCTCTGTTACTAAGACAATGGAGATGGCAGGAACTGCAGCAGCAGCAGGCTTTGTTGGAAAGGACCTTACTAGCCAAGTTGAGGCTGCAACAAAGTTATCAGTGCTTGGACAAGTAGAACAGCAGCAAGCACTTGAGACAACAATTTCTTTGCAAAACGCTTTTGGTCTTTCCAGCGAAGAACTTGCAAAGAAAATTGATTTCCTTAACGCAGTAGAAAACCAAACCCTTCTATCAATTGAAGATTTAACAATTGCAATTCCAAAGGCTGCACCAGTTATCAAGCAACTTGGTGGAAATGTTGAAGATCTTGCATTCTTTATGACTGCAATGAAGGAAGGTGGAATCAATGCATCAGAAGGTGCAAACGCACTTAAGTCTGGTTTAGCATCTCTTATTAATCCATCTAAAAAAGCAGCAGGATTCCTTGCAGATCTTGGTATCAATGTTAAGGGAATTGTAGAAGGTAATCAAGGAGACATAAAGGCAACTGTAATTGGTTTTTCTCAAGCATTAGATACCCTTGATCCGCTTAATCGTGCAAGAGCAATTGAGCAAATGTTTGGTAAGTTCCAGTTTGCTCGTCTATCTACATTGTTCCAAAATGTTTCAAAGGATGGAACACAGGCATCAAGAGCACTCGACTTAGCAGGATCAACTATAGAAGAGTTGGCAGTCTTATCTGAGCGAGAAATGAAAAAAATTGAAGACTCTGTTGGAGTTAAGTTCCAGGCAGCAATAGAGCAATTTAAGCAAGAGATTATGCCAATTGGTAAGATATTCCTTGAAGCATTAACACCAGTTGTTAAATTCTTTGGTGGTCTTTTTGAAAAGTTTAATGGTCTTAGTGATAATACAAAAAAGGTAGTTGCAATTATTGCTGGAGTAGTTGCAGGTTTAGGTCCAATACTTCTAATGACATTCGGCTTGCTTGCAAATGGTGTTGCAAATGTTATCAAGTTCTTTGCAATGTTGCGTGGTGGAATTGCAAAACTAAACGGACAAACATCTATGCTTGGCGCAGGATTCAATTATATGACTCAAGAGCAAATAGAGTCAGCAGCAGCCTCACAGCAATTGCACCAAACACATACAAGACTTATAGAAGTATTTAATGTTGAAAAGGCATCTGTAAATGCTCTTGCATCATCTTATAATTCCTTAAGCACACAGATGAGATCCATGGCAGCAGCCAACCCATCATTGTTTGCTGGAGGTGCTCCAGGTGCAGCACGTGCAGTAACAAAGTTGCCACCAGCAAGAAAATACAAAGAAGGTGTTTTGAGTGTCCCAGGTCCAAAGGGTGCTGGAGATGTTGTACCAGCAATGCTTTCTCCAGGAGAAGCAGTTATTCCTACAGAGACAACAGACAAGTACAGAGGATTAATTTCAGCAATGTTCCAGGACAAGGTTCCAGGATTCATGGCTGGAAGACTTCCTGGTGGTCCAGGCAGAGGAATTCCACTATCTGATGGTCCAGCAGCAGTTAGAAAAGCACAGCAAGCAAAGTACAGAAGAAGAGATGACGCAAGACAAGGATATAGCGAGCCTCATCCAGAAGCACCAAAGGGTCCAGTATTTGTTGGTATGCCAAGGTCAATTGATAAAACATCTCAGTCAAGACAGATAGTAGATAAGATATCAGAGCAAGTAAGCATTGGGAGATTTGGAACTTTGCCTCCATCAAACTTTGGCACATTACTTCAACCATTCTCTGGAAGAAGTTTCCCTGTTCCAGGAGTTGGCGGTATATACAGAAAGCCTAATGGAAAGATTGTAGTAGTAAAACCAACAATAGACGAAAAGACTGCATTAGCAGAAGTTCGTGCTACTGAAATTGCAAGAGAAGTTCATGGCCTGGTATCACCAAAACAAAGTATTAGGACAATGATCGACCCAACAGATCCATCAGGTCAAAGAAAGTTTATAGTAATAGAATCCCCGTACGATCCAAGAATAGCCCAAATGGATGGCAAGTTTAGTAAGTCTGATATGGTTAAGCAGTTAGTTGCTTCAACACTAAGAGGAGATAAAGATTTACAGCAACCCAACCTTTCTGGAAATGTTTTAGCAGATGTTGGAACGGCTGGAGTGTTTGATAGAGCATCTGGTTTTAGAGATTTTTCAAAGTCAATGCCAAGCATGGAAGAACAAGCAGTTGTTAACTTACTTGGTGTAAAGGGCGGAGCAAAGAAGTTCTTTGCACAAGAAACATCAAGTCTTGCTGCAAGTATGACCCCAGCACAGTACGATGCTGCAATTAAGGGAGAGATCAGCAGATCTATTCCAAGATTAGAAAAACTTATTAAGTCTTGGAGTGGAGACCTAGGTCCAGAAGAACAAATTGTTTACAATAACATGCTTGAAAGACTTAAGGCTGGAGCAAAAACCGATTGGGACAAGTTACAACCAGTTCATGCTCGTGCAGGCGAAGGCATTAAAAAAGCAATCGAGGGCGTTGATCCTGATGCCCAAGCGTCATTGATTAGAGAGCAAGTTGGTAAGTATGGTTCTGCAGCACCTGCAGGAAAGCCTAACCAGTCAGAACGAGCACTTGAAAGATTCATTGCAGAAATGGATGAAGAATATTCCAACCACTCTGACCCTGCAAAAAGAAAAAAGTATACAGACAAGAAATCTGACTGGCATGATCTTGTTAAAAAGTTCCAACCAGGACCAGATGCACAAACATTTCAGTTAGCAAGAACAAAAGATGGATCTATTACTAGACCATTTACATTGGAAGAAGCAAAAGCCGAACTGCGTTATGCAATGGGAGATTCAGAAAAAAATGGATCGGTAACCAATAGAGCACACACCCCTTCTACATTTAGAAGAGGGTTAGAAGGTTTTGGTAAGGGCTCAACAGGATCTCCTTCTCATGTTAGAACTGCTTTAAAAAACATAAATAAAGAAAACCCTTCAGGAGAAGTCTTGAAGATGAAAAAGGTTATGGATGACCTAAAAATAAAGCATAACCTTAACGACAAGCAATTAGCAAAAGCATTAAGATATGAAGCAGCACACATTGTTCCTTCTGGTTTTTCACCAGAAGATCCAAGAAATTGGCAACACGGTCAAGTATTTTCTGAATTTGGAGTCGCTAATAACTTTTTAAATACAGTAAAAGATCCTAAGAATTTTGAAAAACTATTAAGCAATCCAAAAACAATGTTGCCTGTTTCTGAGGGTGGCCTTGGATATACTGAGGCAAGAGTAGCACAATTAAAACGAGATCTTTTCTGGGCAAGTTCTAATAAGCATCCAACCACACCAGACGAATTTTCAAGATTAGTAAGACTTGCTGAATTTAATACGCTTGCTGCTGAAGCAAAGATGCTAAGTCCTAATCAAATGAAGTCTGTGTATCAAGCAGAAGCAGTAGTAGAACTTGGAAAGATAAGAAAAGAAAATGGATTCTTCAATGATTTCCACAAAAGAGTTATTGGACTTACAACTGAAAAAGAAGTTGTTAGATATAATAGTGAAAAAGAATACCTGGATGCTCAAAAGGCACTTGCAAAGAAAACTGGCAAAGACGTTGTTGCTGCCAGAAAGGGAGAAAGTGTTGCAAATGTTCCAGGAAAAACTGTAAAGAAAATTGGAAAGAAAAACAGTTCTCCTATTCCAGATAACGTTATTCCTATAGGAAAAGATGGAAAAAGAACTTCAGATAATGTTCTTGTTGGAAAGCGCCAATCAGAAACAATAACAACTCCGTCACAAACAAGGCAACTTATACGTGTTCGTGGCTTTGAAGATGGAGATAAGACAGTAGGAAGAAGAAAGTCAGGAGTATCAAATCCTACTGTTCGTCAAGGACAAATTGCTTCACAGATGCGTAGTGCTGGATACTCTCAACAAGAAATTGATAAAACAATACGAAAGATTCAAAAGAAAGAATTAGATGCTAAACAGTCATCTGCTAATTCAGCAGCAAAAGAAGCAAGAGCACAAAAAGAGCAGGCTGCAGTTAGCAAGAGGCAGACCGAGGACGCAAGAAAGCGTTTTAAAGAAAATCAAAGACGTGCAGAACTTAATAGGCAGATGGCGCTTAACTTTGATGCTGCAGAAAAAGAAGACAGAGACAGAACATTAAAAAATAATAAAGAAAAACAAAAGCAAGATATCAAGAACCAAAGAATGGCACGTCAGCAAAAAATAGGTGTTGCCTCTGGTGGCGCAGCCATGGGTCTTGGTATGGCTGGATCTGGCCTTATGATGAGCGGTAACATGGGTGGAGGTATGGCCCTTATGGGGGCATCAGCAGTTGCAGGTATGGCTCCAATGCTTGCTGGTATGGGACCAATAGGCTGGATAACAACAGCAGCAGTTACAATTGGTGCTGGACTATTCCTACTAGATAAGAGTTTCAGGGATTCTGCAAAGAAACAATCTGCGTTTGCAAATCAGACATCTGCAACAGCAGATAAAATGAAAAAGATTGGTGAAATAACTGGCAAGGTTGGCGCAACCGAGGCAATGGACAAGAGACGTTCTTCAACAACATTTGATTCATTTAGCAAGGGATATGATCGTGCAGGTCAGCAATTTGGAACAAACTTTATGTCAAGCGAAGTTGGGAAAGATATTTCTAAAGGTTTTGGCGCAGACTTAAGTCTTGATAGAGGAACTGCAGTTAAAAAGTTTGCATTACAACTTTCACAGTATGTTTCAGATGGAGTTATAACTGGCGTACAGGCAGGGGATATTGCTAGACAGTTGTCTGTTGACTTCAAAGACATGTCTCTATATCCAAGTATAGTTGCCCAACTAACTCAATTGATTGGTCCAGATGGAACAGACCTTCTTAAAGATCCAATGAAGATTAGAGTTCTGTTAAGTCAAGAACAAACAAATATTGCAACAAATACAGCAGAAGGAATACAAACAAAGAACAAGGCTCGTGGTGCAACAGACCTTCTTGGTTTTAATAGTAATGCTGGAGACAAAGTTAAAGCAAATGCTGCACAGTCAGCACTTACTGCTTCAATGTATGTAAAGGCCTTAGAAACAAACAAGGCAAACATAGATGCAACAAATGTTCAGTATGAAAAAGACAGACAAGTACTTAATCAAAAACTTTTAATTGCAAAAACAGACGAAGAGCGATCTAAAATACAAAAAGATATAAACGCCCTATCTGTTCAAAACCAGGCCGATAATAAAAAACTTTCAAAAGAAACAGCAAAAACTCTTTTGGCACAACAAAAAGCATATGATAAAACATCTAGAGGAGCACAAGGACTTCTTCCAGGACAGATCAACTTTGCAAGAAACTCATTTCTTACTGCTAGTAAAGAGCAGGTTAAGTCAAGATATGCTGGTACTGCTCTAGAAAAAGATGTTAATCCATTTTTAGATAAAACTGCAGCCCTTAAGAGCACAGACCTGGAAGTTAGAATTAATGCAATTGCTGCTGCTGGTACAAATCCTCTAGGCTTGGTTGGACTTATGAACATGTTTGGTGAAGATGAAGAGGGGCTAAAGAAAGAGTTAGACCTAGGAATAAAGACAAGAGGAGCAGACAAGACTGTTGCTATGCTCCAGAATCTAGGAATTGTAGAAGATGAGGCTGTAAGAAAAGAACTATTTTTAAAGATTAATGCAATATCAGATGACACACAGTTTGGTGATGTAGGCGCTACATTAACAAAAATTGCAGAAATGGAAGGTAAAGATTTTGATATTAATACATACCTTAAGGGAAATGCGTTTGCAAAATTAAAAGACCTATCAGAAAGACTAAGAACCTTACAAGATCTTCCAGACCCAATTGAGAAAACAGCAATATCTAGTGTTATTGAAAAAAGCACAAACCCAGATGAAAAAGCATCTCTGTCTGCAGTTGTAGCAAACTGGGAGTATTTCATGACTCTTCCAAAAGAAATTAGAAAAACAGCAATTACAACAATGATAACTGCATACGATATGACTGGTGCAGATCAGATTGATGCTGAAATTGAAAAAAGAGCAAAGGCAGCAGGAAACCCATTAGCAGCAGATAGAGTTAGAGAGTCGCTAAATAATCCTACAGCACGAGCAAAGATTCAGTCAGAACTTGCCTTGGCTGCAACAAAGCCACAATATAATCCAGAAAATAAAAAGAAAACTAAAATTGCCAAAACGGACGAAACAAAGACTGGTGGCAAAGACAATCCTCTGAAGTTCCTTGACTCATTGGCTATGAGATTGAAACAAGTAAGAGACAATGCCTTTAATGCTTTAGAACCAGTTGACTCATTGCTAAAAGCATTTAGAGATAAGAAGACACAGAATAACGCCTTTAAACTTTTTGACGGTATTCAAAATAGACTTTTAAGATTTGGTGTTGGAAAAGACATGAGAGATGCAGTTGCATCAATGTCTGCAGAAGACTTTGCTAAGGTTGCAGCACTAACTGGCGATGATGCTATATTTACTTTTGAAAAAGGTAAGCCAAGATCAAAAGACACAATAAGTGGTTTAACAGATACAGGAAAGGCTGCAGATCAAGGATACAGGGAAGCAAACCTTGGAGATTTTAATCTTGTGAATGAAGAGACTGTAAAGATTGTTCAAGATCAGGATAAAGCCTATAGAATTTTGATAAGTAGTGGCCTTACAGCAGCACAAGCATTAGAGGTTGTGTCAGATGAAGGACAAGCAGCAGCATTGGCTGCAGGGGCAATTAGCACATCCGATCCAGAGTGGAAGACATACATTGCAAATATAAAGGCTGCCAATGATGCGTTAGAGCGCCAAGATGTTTTAAATAAAGCAATTAAGGCAAATGAAGAGTTTGCTATGTACAAGAAAATGCCTGAACTTGTTTCTCAAATGAAAGACCTTGGATATAGTACTGATCAGATTGATGCAGTTCTTGGAGATCCACAACTTGCAAAATTCTTGGTAGAAGATCTAAAGGATGGAAAATTAGACGCTAAAGAAATTGCAGAGACTCTAAATAACATTGAGGCTCGCAAGATTATTGATATTCAGGTTAAGTTAAACCAAGGAGATCTTGCTGGTGCAGCAGCAGAAGGAAGAGACATCGTAGATGATCTGTTCGCAGCACAAGAAGCACTTATCCGCACAGGCCCAGAAGCAATGCAACTTAAGGCTAACGAAAGACAGATACGAGATCTTGAAGGACAGATTGCTCCATTCCAAAGAAGAATTGAAGAACTTAACGATCAAATAGAAGATGGTCAAAGAGCAATCGAAGAAAACTATACAAGACCTATCGATGACTTAAGCGAAGAGGTTAATGACCTAAACCGTGAACTAGAAATGAATCCTTTATTTGGTGACCGTGCAATAAAGAAGATTCAAGATGAAAATAACATGCTGTCTAACGACCTTGAAATTATAAATAAAGCAGCAGAGGAAGTTAACAAAAAATATGATGATCAGGCGGAGGCTCTTTCAAAAGTTCAAGAAATAAATCAAAATATAATTGATCAGCAAAAGCAACAAATTGGTCTTGCAGATGCATTAACGCAAGGAGATATTTCAGCAGCAGCCCAAGCAGCGCAAGACATAAGAGCAACTAGTGCCTCACAGTTTGCTTCAGGTCAATCAGATGCTTTAGAACAAGCACGAAAGAATGCTTTAGGAAGTCTTGTAGGTCCAGAAAGTGGATTAACCGCAGAACAGATAGGTGAAAAGCAGTTCCAAAACTCACAAAAGATTTATCAGATGGAGACTGACCCAAGAAGACTTCAAATACTTGACCAAATTCAAATTAAGCAAGATGCAATTTATAACCTTGAAGAAAAAAGAGAAGCAGCATTACGCAAGATTAGAGATCTTGAAGATCAAATTTGGAAGATCGAGGAATACTCCATTGAACCACTTCAAGAAAAAATTGATTCACTTAACTACGCCAACAGACTGCTACAAGATAGTATTGACAAGCAGATAGAGGGTCTTACAGTTCTTGGTAAAACAAGAGACGAGTGGGATAGAATTAACGCACAACTTGATGCTCAGGCAGCAGCACTGAGAGCAGCAAACGGTTCTGCAGCACTTGCTGGATTACTTGCAGCAGCAGAACAACTAAACATGACATGGGCAGAAATTCTTGCAAAATTAGCACAGTATGCAAATGGAGTTCCAGGAGCGGTTACCGCAGCACGGGGTGCAATTGGAGGAATTGGCGGGGATGCATATGTTGCTCCACAAGACGACGCAGAATCTCTTGCAGCATTTGAAGAATTTATAGAAGTAGTTGAAACACTGGACGCAACAATAGAAGCAGTAGATGCAGCAACTGCAGCACTAGATGCAGCAGTTGAACTTGGCAATATGTATGCAGTCAGAAATGCTGGAGTAGCCCTTGCTGCAGCAGAAGCAGCACAAGCAGCAGCACAAGCAGCATATGATGCAACCATGCCTGCACTTGACCCAAACATGTCTGGTGGTAGTGGTGGAGGAATGGATCATCAGTACGCAGCAAAGGGTGGACTAATTAAGCCACAGTACTTTAAAATGGGAGGATTTGCTCGTGGGACAGACACAGTTCCAGCCATGCTAACTCCTGGAGAATTTATTATGAGTAGATATGCTGTTCAGTCTCACGGTATAGATAAAATGAAGGCAATAAATAATGGTTCATCAGTAGGGGACTCAGTGTATAATTATAGTATTAGTGTTAATGTTAAGTCCGATGCAAATCCAGACGAAATTGCAAGAGTTGTAATGACACAAATAAAGGGAATTGATTCACAAAAACTCAGGGGGAATAGATTATAATGGCAACAAACAACTATATGTCTGGCAGAAAAAAATATTCTAGACCACAAGCAGTATTATTTGCAGACAACCCTGGAACAAAGATTAATGGTTTTTATGTACCAGATGGGTATGAGGTAGGGGCATATACGGGCTCTGAAGCCAATACTGGAGACTTTTTAATACTCTCAGATGATAATAGATCAGAGATAGACTTTAATACCGTTAGAATCGAAAAGCGTGAAAGAATGATCAATGGCCGTATGAGGTCTTACCACATTGCAGATAAGTTGAATATATCTTTATCTTGGGATATGTTGCCTTCAAGAGCATACGACACCCTGGCAGACTTTGATACTAACGGAAATCCCGATATGGTAAAAACAGTTTCAAGGCCTAACCCTCTAGAATTTACAACAGATGGCGGTGCAGGTGGAGCAGAGATTCTAGAATGGTATGAAAACCATAAGGGTTCTTTTTGGGTATACCTAGCATATGATAAATATACAAATTTTGAAGATGATACAGATACAGTAGAAGATGAAAGATTTAACAATATAAACAAGTATAACGAAATAATAGAAGTTTTTTTTGCAGACTTCAACTACTCTGTAGTAAAAAGAAGCGGTCTTAACTTTGACTTCTGGAATGTATCTTTAACTTTGGAAGAAGCATAATGTTTCAAGATACAGAGTTGCTCAACCACATAGAGACAAGTTCATCAGTTAAGACACAATCTGCTGTTATTGCAGAGTGGAACATGAATATTATGTCTAACATATCATTGGTTGGCAACTATAGATATAGACCAGCAAGTTTATCCTCTCCATATAGAGCAATTCCAAACACATTTCTTTTAGAAAACAAAGATTCATCTCCAGCATTTTATTATGGAGCAACAGATGCAGACGTTACAATCGATGGAGGCTTTGACGAGAACGAAGACCCAACAACTTTAATAGCATATAAAGATAAGTTAAAGATGCTTTATTCTTTAGAAGACTGCATTAAACCACAAAGACCTAGGTCTGGAATTAATAAAGCAACATATTTAAATGGAAAGTATCTTCATAATCCAAATATAAACATGGCAAAAAGACCAAGATATTATATGCCAGATAAGAATGATCCATTTAAATATTGGACATCTTTTAGAACAGAAAACGGTATTGAGTACGGAGTTGCAAATAAAACTATAAATGGAAAGCATAGGATAGAAGATGCTGCTCCATTTGTTGTGTACAAGGAGCAGGTTCCAGCAAATAGATTAGTTGTAAAAATGCAGACAAATACTGGAGAACTGGACTACGGAACATTCTCCAACCAATCTGAAACAATCTTAGATCCATACTATGGAAGCCAAAACAGTACAACTCCAAACAACTGGAAGATACAGATATTAAAGAATAACAGTTGGGTTGATGTAATCTCTTTTTCAGACAAAGACAAAAGAAAAGACGGATCAGACATAATTAAATCTGATGGGTATGTAGAGGTTTCTTATGGTTTAATAGTTCCAAAAATATACTCTGACACATTTAGGTTTGTAGAAGAACTTCCATCCTTAACCCTTAGACCTGAAAAGGCAAGAGAGGGCGACGCTTTTCTAATCATATCAAATGATGGAGACCTTGGCGTATATCATATCTGGCATAAATCAGAATGGAAAACATTTATTCCATCTTATGGATGGAAACTTGAAGAGTCCGCAGTGGATAGTTTTACAAATTTTGTAACAGATCTTACATCCCCAAAATATTATAATATTGGTTCTGTAAAAAAATATAAAGAGTTTGACTACATTTCTGGAATTAGGCTGGTTATTGATACTATGAACAAGTTTGATTCACCCTTTGATTTGATAGAGATGTCTCCAAGGCTTACAGCAGATCTTTCTGATAGAGTGTTGGGCTTTTCTGTAAACAAGAGTGCATCCGATTTAGGGTTAAGTGGACTTCCAGTTGGTCAATTATTAGCCTCTACTGGAAAACTAGAACTGTTTGACTTTGACGATGCATTTAATAAAAACAATTCGTCTAGCATAATTGGAAAGCACGTATTAAAGAATATTCAGATTAAACTGTATGACATAATTGTTGATGTAAATGGCATAGACTACTTCGTTCCAATTAAGACAATGTACTCAGATGGATTTCCAAAAGTATCAAATGATTCGAAACAGGTTTCTATCGAACTAAGAGATTTATATTTTTACTTTGAATCTCAGACTGCCCCTCAAATGCTTTCAGTAAACACATCAGTTAGTTCTGCAGTATCTCTACTCCTTGACTCAATAGGATTTTCTAACTATGTATTCAAAAGAGTTGAGGGTGAGTCAGAGGTAGTAATTCCTTTTTTCTTTATTCCACCAGAAAAAACTATTGCTCAAGTATTAGAAGATATAGCAATTTCAACGCAGACAGCAATGTTCTTTGACGAGTACAATAACTTTGTTATGATGAGTAAAAACTACATAATGCCATCTTTATCAGAAAGAGCAACAGACATTACACTTTATGGATCTGCAGACTCACAAGACTCTGGGGTAGTTAAAAACCAAAGGACACGAAACAAACTGTCAAACATAGTAGAGGTTTCTTCTGAGGATAGTGATGTATATAATGATGGCAAGATTATCTATACAACTAGACATATTCAAAGATCAATAGGTAGCATAAAGCAGGCAAGCCTAATTGATAATGAAAAGACTTGGATTTATAAGCCAGTTCTTTTATGGGAAGTTTCAGGAACAGAAAATACAAAATCAATTAACGGTGAAGTCGGAAATATGTCATCGTATGTTCTTGGAGCAATACCTCTGAACTCTAATCTTTCTGCAGTTGTTCCAAGTGTTTCTAATAACGTCGTTGTAAATAATATAATGGATCTTGGAGAAGGTGTTTACTGGATAACAAGATATAATGGATACTTGTATTCTAATGGCGAGATTATTAAGTATGATGCTGTTCAGTATAATATTTCTGGCACTGGTGATGTTTGGATTAACAATGTCCAAGAATACGACAAGTATTTTTCTTCTATGCCATTTAATGGAAAGATTTATCCAACTGGGCTTGTAAGGATTTATGCAGAGCCAAACTATGAAGAGATTTCTGGTATTGTTAAACTAAAAAATGGAGCAGTTGCAAAACACGGTAGAGGACAATTTGGAACTTCTGTAGTTCTTCATTCCGCTGGCATTAATTCATACTGGTCAGATAACGCTAACGTACGTGGATGCATGATGGACTCTAAGTATTTATTTAAACTAAACCAAACAACCCCAGTAACGTTTGTTGGACCAGCAGGATTAAACTCTAAACTAGCACAAAAAACTACAAGAAATGGAATTATTAAAAATTTCTTAGCATCAAAGTATATTGCAGAAACAGATATCAACACAATGGTATCAACTCAGGCTGGAACTGTTCAGTCGTCAGCGCTAGTAATGAATGGACCAGGGTTCACTACAACAGAGTCTCCAACTGATTTTATATCTTATGTTTACAAGCCTCTAACAGATAAGTATAAGCATTTCGGTACAAGAATGAGAATTGTTGGCAAAATTGAAAACGATATTAATCGTGGACAAACTCCAGTAGGGGCATCAACCTATTATATAGTGCCAGGAACTACTCCAGAAAAAAACATAAGTATATCTGGGGGTTCTGGAGGTCTTGCTGTCATGCTTAACCCAGAAACAAATAATGGATACTATTTTGAAATTATTGCCCTTGGTGCAAACAACTTAAATAATAAACAAAAAGAAAATGTTCACAATGTTTTATTTTATAAGATAAAATCTGCTGTGGCTGGAGACGCTACTATTCAGGCAGCCACACCAGCAGTACCAGTCAAGTTATACGAAGGTCTTACAAATATAATTGTTGATGATGGAAAGTTTGCTGGACAATATAGGATGGCCTCAGAAGAAAACCCAACAGTCTATGACCTATCTGTTGAGTATCAGAATGTTGGAACCAGAAGAAGATTTTTCTTATACCTAAACAATAACTTAATTGCTACTGTTGATGACACAGATCCACTTCCAGCATACAATAATATGGCACTGTTTGTCAGAGGATCTTCAAGAGTCATGTTTGAAAACATATATGCTTTAGCAAATAATTATTCACAAAATACTGCATTTCAGTTAGATGCTCCTATTGCTTCAGCATTTGGAGATTCAGAGATTAACGCAAATGATTCTATGATGAAGTACGCCATGAGCGGAGTAGTACAGGGGACATATCTTTCTGGAATTAGTTCTGCGGAGCCTCCAAAGTTCAGCATGTATTTTGAAGAGTTTGGTTCTATTATGAGAGAGGCAGCATCATTTAATATTAAGTATGATAAAGCATATCCTGCGCTATATGCAAAACTTTCTCCGACTTTTAATAGACTAAAGGGATACTCGGTTTCTGGATTTAGGGCAGGATCATACGGAGCAGAGTTCTTAATATTTAATGCAACAGACACAGCACTAAGTCTGGATGAGACTAGTGGAAACTATTTAAGAATTCAAGGAATAACGTTTACCCAACAATCAGACAATGATCTTACGGTTGATGAATACTTTTCAAAAAATAGCAATCTTGCAGACCCACAATTTATTGGAAACACATTGGTGTCGTATCCAAATAAAATTAAAAAGGATTACGAAGACATAAAGATAAGCAGAATGACTTATGGTAAAAAAGATTTTTCTCTTCAGGTACCATATGTACAGTCACATGATGATGCAGAAAGCCTTATGTCTTGGATTATTAAAAAAATTATGAAGCCAAGAAAATCTCTAGGCGTTAAGATTTTTGCAAATTCAATGATTCAACTTGGAGATATTGTTTCTTTGGACTATGTAGAAAATGGAATAGACAAGGTTGGCTCATCAGCATCAAGATTTGTAGTATATAATATAGAGTATTCTAAAAAAGATGATGGGCCAGAAATGAAAATATTTCTAAGTGAGGTAGTCTAATGGCAACAGACTCAGTAGCAAATCAACCTAAGCCTACACCACAGGCAGTTGTCAACCCAGCAGTCCTTGTAGCAACCCCTTCTTTGATTGCTCTAAGCAACCCTCCTGTTGAAATAGATATAATGGCAGACCTGATATTTGAAAATATCGGGGGCCAAGAATTAATTAATATATCTAGAAATGATATCATTAACGGACAAGATGTCATGTACAGCCCTATCAAAAATTTAAAGAACTTATACTTAGATTATAATGCTAATAATATAATTAGACTTGAGAATTCGTCAGACACATATTTTAAAAACTTCCCAATAAGACTAGAAAATAAACTTCCATATGGGTCTAGTGGAGTTTTAGAGGATGTCGTATATCTTGACTCTTCTGGCAATCTAGTCATAAATGTTTCTAACCTAGAGTCAGATGAGCAGGTAGAGGTACAAATATTAAACTCTGGAGAAACACTTGATGGTACAATATATGATGGGGCGGTATAATAATGATAACTAATACAGGTAAGAATATTTTAGCAAAGTACTTAGTGGGGCAGGCACCAGCATATGCTTCATATATTGCTATTGGATGTGGGCCAACACCCCTAGCCCTTGACGGAGATTACGGAGACTACTCTGAAAAGCAATCCTTAGATTTTGAGATGTTTAGAGTCCCAATAACATCTCGTGGATATGTTACAGAAAATGGGCAGTCAAAAATAGTATTTACAGCAGAACTTCCTACAGCAGAAAGATATGAAATTACTGAGGTTGGTGTTTGGTCTGCTGGATCAAATCCAACTGCTGGAGCATATGACAGTAAGACTCTATACTCTTTTAGCACAAGCGAAAACTGGGAGCACCATGTAGATGCTAATTCTCTAAGCATTCCAAGCATCCAAATACCACTAGGAGAAAACAATGTTATCACTGGATCTTACAAGT